CATTTCATCGCCATATTCTGACCAGCGTTTGAGAGCTTCAGCAGCAAGGCGTAGGGCTTCGTTTTTTGATGGTTTAATGGTTTTCATTGGATGCGCGGGGAGTGGTTTAGGAATTTACCGCCGGATGGTTCGCGTCCACAACATAGATGTGGAGGTGCGCGGTGCCTTTTGGCGCGCGGTAGTTCGCAAGGGCAACCGGACGCACATAAGACATGTCGCTGCGCGCGCGCACCCATTTTTCGACCTTGTCCAGATCGGAAATCGGCACCGCCCAAGCGCAGCGCGAAACACCGCCAGTCGCACCTCCCCAATAGGACATGGCACGATCTTTGGCCACTACCGCCCAAAGATGGGTTTGCTTTTGTTCCTCGTTTCTATCGTCAATGGTTTTCATGGTTTTTGATGGTTCGGGATTGATTACCCGCCGGAGGCTACGGTTTCCCGTAACCTCGCGCGGATAATCAGGCTAAATTGAAGTGCGCGCGGAAGTCCGAATAATCGTAGCAAAGATCGGTTGCGAAGCGGTAAACGCCGATGTCTTCGGCACCGTCCGCGCGTAGGACCGTCACAAATTGCCACTTTTCGCCATGCATCAGGAACGGATCTTCAAAGGCGCGCGCGCGTAGGAATTCCACAAGTTTCATTCTATTTGATGGGTTAAGGTTAAGGTTTAAAAGGTGCAACAACCGCAGCACGGAGCGTCCTCGCAACGGCCGCGCGCGTTTCTAGTGCCAGTCCAGCCGGATGAAGTGCGGATGCACACAAGTCCAGAGTCTTCTGGCATGCGTCCGGTGCATGCGTTGCAGTCAATGCGCCACGCGCGTCCGCGTTTTGAGACGGTGCCGAGTCCGGCCGGAACGTGTTCATGGCATTGGACGCATTGGCCGGGATAACGGTTTAACATTGGATTGATTGAGTTTTGATTTGATGGATTGAGATTGAAGAGACGCGTCAACCTACCGACGGCCGATAGATTGAAGCGGACCGTCAATTTCCGGCCGTTGTGATTCGTTGCACCCGTTTTGCACCCGTTCCATGCGGTTTGAATCCGACAATGAACCCACGGTTGCCTTTCGCGCATAGGCGGCACTTGTCGCAGGAAAGGCCTTCGACGCGTTGTGCGGGGCAGACAACTACGCGGTTTCCATCAGGTGTCGTGAAACGGTCCGGGCTGTCTTGTGGGACAACGGCCGCAACCGGAAGGCCCAGCTTAGCTAAGGTGTCGGCATGTGAAACGGAGTTTGCTGAAAGGTTCACGACAAAACCGGCCGCGTTTGCTGCGCGCAGAGCTGACAGATTGTCTCCCGTGGGCGGCTTGTGACTATAGGTGAAACCGCGTTTGCCAGCGTTTGCGGCCGATAGTTCGGAAAGAGCGGTTGCGTCAATTGAATCGCCGACACCGGGCAAGTCTCCGGCCTGATTATGCCGCCACAACTGCCCGGACGGGAAGGTGCGGACTTTGGCAAGGAAAGCGGACCAATCGAAACCGCGCTGTCCGCTTGTAACTTTTGACCAGTGCAACGCAAGCGGACCGGAGTCGGCATAACAACCGGATTTCTTAAACGGACAAGCGTCACTGCAAGTGACGGCCGATGATGTTGACACCGGAATGGGGCCGGTTTTCGCGTTGGAAGAGACTAGAGTGAGGTGGACTTTCATGGATTTGATTGATTGAGGTTTAGAATTGAGAGCGGAAGAAAATGAAGAAGAAGGCCCAGCCTGCGATAGCGTAGAGCAAGGCGGAGAATAGGAAGGAAGCGAATTTTTGAAGCGCGGATTTCATTGGTGAGGACAGACTAGGGTAGAGGGTGGAAAGAGTCAAAGAAAAAGTTTGAAAAAGTTTTGAGAGAGAGAAAAAGGCCGGATTTACTGGGGAAAACGAGGGAAAACGACTGGCAACTAGACGGTGTCTAGATCTAGAAATCCGATTCCTTGCGGGATTCCTTGCCAGTCCGTACGGTGTCGGAAATGAGAATGCCGAAGGAAGTCTGGCAAAAAGCCTGTAGCCTGTACCTTGCGGGAATGGAATGGGACGCAATTGCTGACAAATTGAAGGTGAACAAAACGACGCTTTGCAAACGCGCTAGCCTTGAGGGTGTCACGAAAGTTAAGAGGGAAATGAAAGCTGAATTTCCTTCTGAAATTTCTGTAAAGACAGAAAAGAGTCTTGAAGCTCTCTCGGTTCTCGTCCGTTCCAAACTTGCCGCCGATGCCGCTTCAACGCTTGAACGCATAGACAGCTATTCGTTGGATGGAATCAAAGATGAAGCGACTCGGGAAACTATCCTTGGAAGCGTCGCAAAGCGTTCCGCGCTTGTGTTTGGGTGGTCAGAACAGGGGGAGAGTGCCAGCGTTTCAATCAATTTACTCGGTTCTATGCCTGACAGAGTGGAGGAAATCCGAGTCACGAGAGAACCGGAAACGAAGTAAACATAACAGTCATTGTACATGGCTGACAGACTTATGATCAGCATAAGTTTTGCTTATGACAGAAAAGGATTCTTTTTCCTAGGCTTGGCACAGTTTTTGACGTAGGACCTGGTACCCCCTTTGCGGGTGGGCTTCGTTTACGATACCCCCCTCAAAAATTTTCCGACTTTTTGACCATGTTAAACAAAATCAAAATCGGTCAAATTGTCTCTTTAACCGCCGCCGAGAGGAAGTTGGCCCACTTCATCGCCAAGAATCGAAACGGCAGCAATCGCTCGTTCAACGTGACGAATCTGAAGATCAGCTTGGACGACGCTGCGACTGTGGACTTGGAGGGGATGTGCGGTGAGATAGCGTTCTGCAAGCTCTTCAATGTGTATCCCGATCTGGATACCGACCGCGAGCCTCCGCATCCACTTTACGACGCGGTCATCCCGCCTCCGCCGGGATTCCGCATCGATGTCAAAACGACCAAGTACGACACCGGCAAGCTGCTGGTCGATGCGCGCAAAGGTAAAAAGACGGACGGCGTGGATTTCTACGCGCTAATGACCGGAAGTTTCCCAGGTCCGTACACATTCAGAGGCTTCATCGCCAGAGAGCAGATCATCCAGTCACATAAACTTGGCCTACTCTGCGGGTACAAGAGCTACATGGCGGAGCAGTCGGAACTAACGGACGAGATTCCCGATCATCCACTATTCTGATTGACATTGCGGCCATTCATATGCGTCAGTCCGCTCATCGACCCTAAGCAAGGCGGCGGCTTGGTCAGCCATCGCAAAACTGTCTAAGCGGCAATGACGCTCCGCATCGGTGAGGAGGTAGGATAATCATCCACCGTGTGGTGGAATAGATGGCCTACCGATAGATAACGTCGGTTTACATATTTCATCTCATGTCTTGTCCCAATGTCTTTAACGCCTTTGCCGTTGCGACTGAGTCGCTCGCGCAGGACGTTTATAAACGCGCCTCGTACCGTTCGATGTGGCTCAACCTCATTGAGCGCGGCGAGTATCCCCAAGGTACTGGTCTGACCCAGACCTCGTTCACCACCACCTCCATCGAGCCGACTGCGGCTGAGGAGTGGTCTGCTATCACCCTCGCCAGCGGTAATCCCGGCGATAACGGTGGTGCTTGCGATGTCACCTACAATGACGTTCCGGTCGGCTACAACGCTGTCACCTGGGGGCCTGAGCGTTTCGCCCTCAAAGGTCCGCTCCTGTGTAAGGACGATCTGACCTTCGACCATCGCGTCGAGGCGTTCTTGCGCGTGTACTTGGAGAAGCTCTCGATCCGCGCGCAGCGTTCGTGGGAGACTCGATACCAGAACATGTTCGCCAAGTACGCCATCAAGGCGGTGGCCGACTCGTCCTTCACTCAGGTGGAGACGATTCCGAGCGGTGTGAACGAGTTGCCCTGGATTCAGACCGGCTCCGTTGGTCAGGCGTTGAATCAGGCTACCTCCGAGCTGACGCAGGAGATGCTCGATGTTGCCGCCGCCACGCTGATCCGCAATGGCGCGACGAATCCTGATAGCTCCGGCTTCATCAGCTTCTCCAGCGACGGCCCGGTGTTCCCGTTGTACATCGGCATGGAGGCCAGCCAGCGCATCGCTCAGAACAACGCCGCGCTGCGCGAGGATCTGCGCTTCGCCGATATGGGTTCTGGTCCGGGTGCCGAGCTGCTCAAGCGGATTGGCGCGAATCGAGTCATCAAGAACTTCCGCCATATCCCGAACCTGTTCCCGCCCCGCTTCAGCTATGCTGGCGGCAAGTACACGCTCATCCAGCCCTTCACCAGTTCGTCTGGCACGAAGGGTACTGTGTTCAGCGTTAACCCGAGCTGGACGACCGCCTTGTACGAAGGTGCGTTCATCCCGACTCCGTACGTCATCAAGAGCCATATCGTTCGCCCTGTGAACCGTGTTGGCGACTTGAGCTGGCAGCCGACCAACTACATGGGCGAGTGGCAGTGGGTGACTGGTGCCTACAAGCTCGATGTGGATTGCGCCGATCCGCTGGAGAAGAAGGGCCAGCACTACGCTGAGTTCGTTCATGCCGTGGAGCCAGTCTTTACCAATCAAGGAATGACTATCATCTTCCGTCGTTGCACAGGCGCGCTGACTCAGATCATTTGTAGTTGAAAATCCCAGTAAATACGCAAGAATCCGCAGGTCGAAAGGCTTGCGGATTTTTTGTTGCCATGTTCAGTCGATGCGTCTATTTTTACATCGCATGGAGCAAGATGAACCAAAACGTGGCGACGTACGCGAATCCGATGGAATGGTCTGCTGGGGATACACCTGGAAAGATCCGCAGGGAAACAAGCGGTATCAGTGGCTAACGCCCGAGCGTTTCGCTGAGAAGATGGCCGCTGATAAGGAGAGGTTGGCCAAGTACACAGCCGACAACGCTGAGAAAATCCGCGTGAAGCAGGCTGAGAAGTATCTCAAGAATGCGGAGTATTACAAATCGAAGGCCCGAGAAAACCACGTTGCCAACAAGGAAAGGGACAACAAGAGGAACTCTGAGTATCAGCGCAAAAACGCCGAGCATCTGAAGAAACAAAAGAACGAGTACCGCGCCGCGAATCGCGAGAAAGCAAGAGCGTGGGCCAGAAAGTACGGAAAAGTTCATCGCGCAAAGTTGACAGAAAAGCTCCGCGAGAAGCGTCGATCAGATCCAATGTTTCGACTGAAGGATGCGATTCGCGGCTCGATCCGTGCGTATCTCGGAAGCAAGAAGACTCGTCGCGGATCTACCTTCGAGATTGTCGGCTGCACTCCAGATTTCCTGCGTGAGCATTTGGAGAGGCAGTTTAAGCCCGGAATGACTTGGGATAATTACGGCTCGCACTGGCATGTTGATCATCGCATACCGTTGGCCAGCGGTCGTACTTCTGATGAGGTAAAAGGCTTGAGTCATTGGACCAATCTCCAGCCGTTGGAAGCGTTGGAGAATCTCATTAAGAGCGACAAGGTTCCACAGTCGGTAATGCCTTGACATCGCACCCCATAATCTGATGCTCCCCGTATGCCGAGTTTTACTCTCCCCGAAGGCGTTGAGATTCCCGAGAATTTGAAGGAAGGCGAAGCGTTCCAGACGATGGCGACGATTGTCCTCGGCAAGAACGGCAAAGCCGAGTTCATCGAGATTGATGGCATGGCCATTCCCGGCTACGAGAAGAAGTCGAAGGGCAAGAAGCTGGCCGAGCGTGGCGAGGAGATGGAGGAATACGAGGAGGAGGAGGCGGCTCCCGGCGGCGGCGGTTTCATTGCTGAGGTAATGCAGCGCGGTCGTGGCGGCCCGATGGCCTAAGGTTCAACCCATAGAAAAACGATATGCCAAGTATCACATGCGATGAGGCGGAGACGCTGATCAATGAGGCGGCATCGCTTGGATGTCGTTCTCCGTGGGAGGTTGAGCTTGCGAAGCTCGCGCTGGAGAATCGCATCGCGACATATCTTCAGGGAGGCGGCGCGACTCGCGGCGCGTATCGGAGCGTTACAGCTACCGGCAATGTGGTGAGCGGCGATTATCTGATCATCGCTGATGCGACTGGCGGCGCGATTACGATGGCATTGCCGCCTGCCGCGCTGGTTCCGGGTCGTATCTACGCTTTCAAGCGCGTCAATAGCGGCGCGAATGCGGTTGTTATCGATCCGAATGCGTCCGAGACGATTGACGGCGCGGCGACGTATACGCTATCGGCTCAATGGAATTCCGTGACGATCATGTCGAACGGAACGGCGTGGTTCATTATCTGAGAATTCTATGGCCAACATCTCCTGTAGCGAAGCGGCGGCATTGATTGCGGAGGCGTATGGCGCGTCTTGCAAGAGCAACCGCGAGAAGAACCTGCTGGAGATTGGCCTACTCTGGGAGGCGGCGACGCTTGGCGGCAATGCGGATATCACGGCGGATAACACGGTGATTACGGCTGACAGTACGATCATCACGGCGGACATGACCGAGTTTCTGTAACCCTCAAACCTTTTAATAGATATGGCACAACAGACTATCAACATCGGCGCATCGCCGAACGACGGAACAGGGACGCCGCTGCGTACGGCATTCCAGTACACGAACAGCAACTTCAGCGAGCTGTACACGGCTGTCGGCCCGAGCGGCAACAACATCGTCGTTCCTGGCTCCGCCACCATCAGCGGCGACCTGACGGTGGATACCTCGACGCTGAAGGTGGACAGCGCGAATGATCGGGTGGGTGTTGGGACGGCGAGTCCTGCAAGCCAATTTCACATTTTTAATTCTGGAGCCACA